GCGAACATCACGCGCCCGTCGGGCAGCAGCGCGCAGGCGATGCGCTGACCCTTGTCGCTGTACTGGCGGCCGGTGTTGAAGGTGGTGATTTGGGTGGTCATGGTGGGCTCCGTGGTGGGTGGACTCGTCAGTGTGCGTCACACGCACAGACCCGGCGCGCGGCCGGGTTTCGTCCTGCTAGGCCGGGCAGAGGTCGGCGAAGCTGCGCTCGACCTCGTTGCGCGTGCGGGCGCGCGCCTCCGTGCAGGCCTCCGGCCAAGTCAGGTTAGCCCTGACAACCTTGCCGCTGTCGTGCTCAACGCAGAAAACGCGCTGGCGACCTTTGTTGTCTGCTGCCTGCAATTCCTTGGGCAGCATTTTGCGTGCTTTGTACATACAATTTCCCCTTTTATTTTGGTTTAAATAACTTACATCGAACAGGGGCGTGTTTCAATCGAAACCGACACCGCCCCTGTCCTTACTCTACAGCAACCGCAACAGCGCCGGTACCGCCATGCAGGCCAGCATCAGCAAACCCACCGCCAGGCCGCGGTTCATGCCCGCACCTCGGCCCGCCACAGCCCGCGCAGCGCCTCGTAGGCGACCACGACATCGGCCGCGAGCATGACCATGACCAGCCCGCGCAGCAGCAGGCCGTAGCCCAGGAAATTCTCGCTGGCGATCTGGTCCAGCAACAGCAGCAGCGCCGCGTGGATCACGGCAAAGCCGAAAACGGTGATGCGTTTCATGATGTTCTCCTATTTGACTTCGGTTTTCGACCACAGGCGCAGCGCGCGGGTGGTGCTCAGGTGGATGCGGTGCGGGTCGCACCGGTGCTCGGAATAGCCGGGCGGGTGCACCGGCGGCGGCCGGCTCGGGTCGAAGCGGCCGACCGTGCCGGTAGTGTCGAACGCCTTGCGGCCGCAGTCGAAACTACCGACGGCCAGGCGCCGCGGCAGTTTCGCCTTCGCCTTCGCCTTCGCCTTCGCCTTCGCCTTCGGTTTGGCCGGTGCTGCCGGTGTTGCTGGCGTGATCTGCGGCAGGATGCCGCGCAAGGCCGATTGCAGGTCCATGTGGTCCTCCTGTCTGGAATGACTGCGCACTGAACAGTCCACAATGCGCAGGGTATTCCCCCTCCCCTATTTCGACGCCGGGGAGGGCAAGGCGTATGGCCGCTTGCCAAAGCGGTCCCGCTCATCGCGGCCTAGTCCGGCTTGCATGCCGTCTAGGATTTGCCAGCCGATGTGGCTGGCCTTGGCAAGGATCGAATGTGTCCAGTGACTAGCGTTATTTGCGTGCCCGGTGTGGCCGGTTTAGCTCCCGAAGGATCAGGCATCTACGCGCTGCGGTATGACCTTGCTGGCCCACCCTGTAGCCGACCGTATCACTGTCGGCGCGCTGTGCGCTGGCCTAGTTGCTGCCCGCGTCAATGCTCTATGCTCCGCAATCCGATATCATCGTTCATCTAGCTGACTGTACCGATATCTACTCTTGCTTTTAAGCTTCAATTCCCGCGCCCTGCCAGCGTTGCCCATGAAGCGCTCCAAGCGACGCTACCGAGGGAAACGGCGCGAAGCAAGGGCGCGACACTGGCGCGACTGGCGTCAGGTTGGCGGGATCAAATTGTCTGCTGGCGCGACTGCTGCCAGCTAAGAGCGACACGAAGGAGACACGCGACAGTGGCGAAGCGACGCCAGCGAAGCGGGAACCCGACGCGGCCAAGCGCTATGCTTGGACTTGAGACACTTACCAAGGGCGCGCGGCCCTTGGTAAATGCCCCATGCGGGGCAAGCGGATCAGGTCGGGGCGTGTTCCGGCTCGACTTTGACGACAACCGGCACGACCGTAGCGGCCACTGCGTCCAGCGCGCTGTCGAGCTCCTGCAACAGTTCCGCCGACAGCGCACCGGCGCGCATGGCGTTGATGACGGCGCGCGCCATGTCGTCCAAGGTCAGCGCGTTGGTTTCGGCGATCTTCTGCGCCGCTGCCTGCACCTCCGCACGGTGCGCTTTCTCCGCTTCCTTCGCGGCCTTGGCCTTTTCCGCTTCCTTGGCGGCCTTGGCCGCTGCCTTTTCTTCTGCCGATGCTTCCGGCTTGGTTTCGGGCGTCAGCGCTACCGTGATGACTTCGACGAATTCCCCGGCCAGCGCCGCCGCCTGCGCTTCGACCGCGTCAATGTCCGCGCCCTTCATCAGCGACGGAATGCCAACCTGCGCCAGCGCCAGCCTGTAGGCTGCATAAGTGGCATGGGCGCGGCGCGCAGCGGCGTTGACCTTGGCCGCGCCAACCAGTTCCAAGCAAGCCTTGGGCGTGGCGTACTTGTCGCACGCGGCCTGCACAAGCATCAGCTGGGTTTTGTTGCCGTCCTTGAGGGCGGTGCGGTAGGCGGTATAGACGGCGCACAAGCGGGCATCGTGTTGCGCTTCGACTGAACCGGCATCGGCAGCGACGAATTGCGACAACAGGACAGCGGAGATGTGGGTGAGTTTCATGGTAAGGGCTCCTTGGATAGATGGCGCACAGTGCGCCGGACAACGGTTATGGGAAACTACAGGGGCAAAAGCTAGCGCCCACGGTGCGCCGGACCAGCCGCACCGCTACTGAGCCCTTAGTATGCCGGGAATAACTTACTTTTACCAATTTATTTTATTAATCGGGGTGATAGCTTTTCCCTATCGTGCGGCCGCACGGGTCGGCTGGCGAGGTCGGCTGGCGCACCCGTACAGTGCCGCTGTACTGGTCCACTGTACCGGCGCTGTATTGGTAACTGTACTGGTAACTGTACTGGTCAGCGGCGCTTAAGCATGAACTGTGCCAGGCTATGGCCACTGTCAAGTTGATAGGCCTAGCCTATGGCCCGGCCGGTTAAAGCAAGAAGTGTGCCACGCCCAGCAAGGCCGTTTTTAGGCCCGTGGCGGGGCGCGCGAACCCGGACGACGGAACGCACGCGGGCGGTGCCGATCGTGCCTTGGGTGACGTATAGGAGCTTTTGGCCTGTTGCCGGCGCCTGGCCTACCAGGTCCCTCCGCCATTTCCAGCAATTTTTCAAACTTTTTGTTGCTTTTCTGCAACAAAACAGCCAAAACCACCCGATTTTCAAAAATTTTTGAAAATTTTGCGCAACTTTTGCACAAAATTGGCAAATCCCGACAAAGCTGGCATACTTATTGCATGGAAACCCTACGCGACCGGCTCAAGCCGCTCATCCCCGCCATCGTCCGCCGCGAGCTGACCAACCGCGACGTCGCACGCAAACTGGGCGTATCCGAGGGCCACATCTGCCGCCTGCTCAAGAAAATGGACGTGCAGCGCCAGCCGCCGCCGTCCCGCGAGGGCAAACGGTCACGGCCAGAAGAAATGGAACTGCTCGAGGCGCGTGAAGCGCTGCGCCGCGAAGTAGCCGCACGCACCCGCGCCACCGACGACACTCGCCTGAGCGTGACCGAGGCCGCGCGCCAGGCCCACTGCAGCGAACGCACCATCTACCGCTACCGGAACGCCAAGCCATGACCCTGAAAAACCACAGCCTGGCCCCCAAGCCCGACAAGGCGCCCGCGGTTGACCTGCTCAAGGACCTGAGCGACGACGACCTGCTGCGCCTGCGCAACGAGATCGACAAGAAGCTGCAGCTGGACCCGCGCAGCCTGAACATGGGCGACGAGCTGGGCGCGCAGTACCGCGCCGGCAAGGCCCTGCTGGCCAAGATCCAGGACGACGACGACGTGCCGGCCAACCAGCGCGCCCAGGTGTTCAACTCGGTCGGCGCCATGCTCAAGGAGCTGACCAAGCTAATGGGCGTGGTGTATGACGCCGAGCGCCTCAAGCGCTACGAGGCCGCCTTCATGAAGACCCTCCAGGATCTGCCCGAGCCGCAGCAGCGCCGGTTCTTCGACCTCTACAGCGACTACCTGAACGCGGACGGCACGCCGAAATGAACATCATCCTCGACACTATCCGCGAACTGGCACTGATCCTGACGCCACTGGTTGCCCTGCTCATACTACTAATGCTCCTTGACGTACAAAACGATCGGTTACTTGGTCTGTCTGTCAGCTATTTGACCGGCGCCATCGTGTGTGAGCTCCGTAACTCGCGCAAACCATGAACCTGGTCGACGATCCCGAAATCCGGGCCCACCTGACGCGCCTGGAAACGGCGCTGTTCAACAGCTACGACCTGGGCGACGTCGTGCGCTATCTCGAGGACAAGACCTACCTCAAGGGCAACCGCTTCTCCTTCGTCGACCACGAATTCCAGAAGGACATTCTGTCCGACACCAGCCGCGTGGTGTACGTCCAGAAGTGCGCCCAGATCGGCATGTCCGAGGCGATGGCGCGCTATGCGCTGGCGATCTGCCGCGTGATGCCGTACTTCTCGGTGATCCTGACGATGCCGTTCGCGGCCGACTCGGCCAACTTCTCCAAGACCCGCCTGACCCCGATTATCGACGAGTCGCCCGACTTGCGCGAGGTGGTCGACCGCGACCTCGACAACAGCGAGATCAAGGGCATCGGCACCAGCCTCTTGTACACCCGCGGCTGCTCGGGCACGACCTCGGCCATCTCGGTGCCGGCCGACATGCTGATCCACGACGAGGTCGACCGCTCAGATCCGGACGCCTTGGGCCAGTACCAGTCGCGCATCAAGCACTCGCGCTACAAGCTGACCCGCAAGTTCGGCACCCCGACCATCGACGACGACGGCATCGCGCTGGACATGAAGAGCGCGATGCGTTACCGCCGCGCGGTGATCTGCCACCATTGCAGCCACACCTTCGTGCCGAGCTTTCACACCGACGTCAAGATCCCCGGCTACAGCGGGCGCCTGCGCGACATCACCAAGTACAACCTGCCGACCATCGACTGGCAGCACGCGCGCCTGCACTGCCCGCACTGCGACGAGGAGCCCAGCCTGGCGCCGGAGCACCGCGCCTGGATCTGCGAGAACCCGAACGACAACTTCGAGGCGATCGGCTACTACGTCACCCCGTTCGACGTGCCCAACGTGGTCACCGTGCCCTCGCTGGTGCAGGAAATCACCAAGTACAAGACCTGGGCCGAGTTCGTCAACCAGGCGCTGGGCGAGACCGCCAACGAGTCCGAGAGCCAGCTCACTCGCAGCGACCTGACCGCCTGCAAATTCACCGACGGCGTGCTGGCCTCCAACAGCCTGCACAACATGGGCATCGACGTCGGCCAGATGTGCACGGTGGCGGTCGGCCGCAAGGACGAGCTTGGGCGCTTGTTGGTGGTGCACAAGGAGCGCGTGCTGCTGGCCAAGCTGCCGACCCGCAAGAACGAGCTGAAGAAGCAGTTTCGGGTCTTAATGACGGTCATCGACAGCCAGCCCGAGACCTACCTGGTGCACCAGCTGCAAAAGACCGACAAGAACCTGTACGGCGGCGTCTACCACAGCAACAAGAAGCTGGCCACCTACGAACTGGTGATGGTCGGCGCCGAGCCGGCCGAGGGCAAGCTGCCGATCAACCAGGCCAAGATCCACCGCGACGTCAACTTCGACGAGGTGATGTTCAAGATCAAGGCCGGCATGATCCTGTGGCAGGCCGACGGCACCGCCGAGGACGACCTGTTCGTCGAGCACTGCCTGGACATGAAACGCAAGCAGATCATGAATTCGCTGATGGACCTGGTCTGGACCTGGGTCAAGTCCAACGAGGGCCAGGACCACTACATGCACGCCTTGGGCTACCTGCACGTGGCCTGCGAGCTGGCGCCGGTAGCCTCGCATAACATGAGCTTTGGCACCTTCCCGATGGCAGTCGCGCTGAAAGTCGTCGATAAGCAGTCCCCCACCCAGGCGCTGGCCGCGCGCATGCAGCAGCGCATCGGCCGAGTTCTCTCCTAAGGATATTGAACAATGCCACGGCTTGCGGTAGAGTAAGCCCGTCTCCACGTAAGCTTTTGGCCCGCGCAAGCGGGCCTTTTCTTTTGCGCATCAAAAAAGCTGACAGAAAGCAAGTTCCGTGCCAAAATCGTGGCCATGTGGAAATTGCCGACCATCTTCTCGCGCCGCGGGGTCCGGTTCACCGACGCTGACAGCCCGGTGAACACGGACGCTTCGCGCATGAGCGCGGCAACCGCGCTGCCGTCCCCACCGCCGCCCAAGCCGCCCAAGCCGGGCGGAGCCGCGTTCCCGGGTTTCCGCACCAGCACGGTGGCCTCGACCGCCAAGATCCAGAAGCCGGCCTTCGACGTTGCCAACGTCGACCTGACCGCGACTTACCGCACCGCCGCGGACACCCCGACCCTGGTGCGCAACCTGTCGCGCATCTCGCCCGAGCTGGCCGGCTCGGTCGCGGCCAACAACCGGGTAGGCATCCCGGAAAAGTACATCGCGATCGCGCGCGACCCGGACGGCAACTTCAACGTCGACGCCACCCGCCTGGCGCTGCAGCTGCTGCGCACGATGAACACGATGCCGGACTACATCAACGGCTTTTCCCAGGTCGGCAGCCTGCGCTCGACCTCCGAGGCCTTGGCCAAGGAGATCCAGCAGCAGGGCGCGATGGGCCTGGAACTGGTGCTCGACAAGCAGCGCCTGCCGCTGCAGTGGGTGCCGGTGCCAACCGGCCCGATCATCTTTTACCAGGACGGCAAGGGCGTCAAACCGGTGCAGAAGGTGGGTGGCGACGAGATCGACCTGGACATCGCGACCTTCTTCTGGGTCGCGCTCGACCCCAGCCTGTACGACGTCTACCCGCAAAGCCCGATGGAGGCGGCGATCCAGCCGGTGCTGGCCTCGACCAACTTCCTGTCGACCTTGCGTAAGCTCTGCGAGCGCCACGTCTACAAGCGCTACGACGTTGAGATCGACGAGGAGAAGCTGCTCAAGCGCATCCCGGCCGAGTACATCGGCGACGACGAGAAGATCACCGCCTACCTGAACACGCTGCTCACGCAGATCAACGACACCATCAGCAACCTGGGCGTGGACGAGGCGCTGGTGCACTTCGACTTCTTCCACCTGAAGTACGTCGAGGGCGACAACGGCGACACCCCGGACACCTTCGAGACCGTCAAGGGCATCTACGACGGCAAGATCGCCACCGCCACCAAGACCCCGCCGTCGGTGCTGGGCATGGGCGCGAAGTCGCAGACCGTGGCCTCGACCGAGACCCTGATGTTCCTGAAGAACGCCGACGGCATGATCCGCCTGAAGCTGCAGGAACTCTACAGCAAGGCCTTGACCCTGGCGGTGCGCCTGCTGGGCATGGACGTGACGGTCGAGTTCGAATTCGACGACATCGAGCTCAAGCCCGCAGGCGAGCTCGAGGCCTACCGCGCCATGAAGTACGAGCGCATCACCAACCTGCTGTCGATCGGCATGATGAGCGACGAGGAGGCCTGCCTGCGCCTGACCTACCAGCTGCCGCCGCCGACCTTCAAGCCGCTCAGCGGCACCATGTTCAAGACCCCGGCCCCGGCCGCCGAACAGGACCCCAACAACCCCGGCAACCCGGCCTCGCCGACCTCGGCGATGAAGAAGACGCCGCAACAACCGAAAGGACCCGCGAAAAAATGAGCGTCCCACTTTTCTGGGCCGGCTCGGACGAGTCGTACGAGCTGGTCGTCAAGGCCCAGGCCAAGGTCGACGACCTGCTGGCCAAGCCCGGCATGACCGCCGGCTGGCTGGACGAGGCCATCGCCAAGCTGCCCAAGCTCTGGCG